TGATGTCAATGTCAACGACAAGACCGAGCAGAAAAACGGACTGACCTATCTGAGTTGGGCATACTGCTGGGGTGAGGTCAAAAAGGCGGTGCCGGATGCGCAGTATACCATCTATGAGCGCGATACCGAGTTCGGCCCGGTCAACTACTTCACGGACGGAAAGACCTGCTGGGTGAAGACCGGCGTCACGTTGAACGGGTTGGAACACATCGAGCAGCTCCCCGTGATGGACTTCAAGAACAAGAGCATCCCCCTGAACGCCATCACAAGCACGGACGTAAACAAGGCCATTCAGCGCAGCTTGACCAAGGCTTGCGCCCGCCACGGGTTGGGCTTGTACATCTACGCCGGCGAGGATTTGCCCGAGTGCGAGAAGGACGAGAATCCAGAAGTCAAGCCCGAACCGCCCATCCCGCGCACAGGCAGCACAGAGGCCGCACAGGAGGCCGGACAGCGCCGCCTTAAGGAGATTGAGCAGCAGCTTAAACAGGCCCGAGAAACCGCCCCTACAGCCCCCACAAAAGGCTCTGCAACGGATGAACAGATAGCCTATATCCGGGAGAACGCGGACGGCAAGACGCTGAAAAGCGCAATGGAAGCGTTCGGGCCGAACATGGAGAAGATGACCCAAGCGCAGGCCAATAAGCTGATCGCCCGAATCAAAAATCAGGGGCGACAGTACAATGAAAAAATCGCTCATGAAGCGAAAATGGAATCCGAACATGGAGATTGGGGCGATAGAAATTGACAGCAGTGATTGACCGCATTCGCGGCAAAATCGTCAACTACGACGAACGCCGGGGCGTGGTGACCATCGAAGCACCGTATGCGGATTTCGTGACGATGTGTAGGCGGGAATACAAGGAAGTGGAGATCACGATGCTGGATTCCCGCCCACTGAGCGACAAGCAGCGCAAAAGCTGTTACGCCATGATACGGGAGATCGCGCTGTGGAGCGGGTACGAGCCGGACGAGATCAAGGACATGTTCAAGTTCAATTTCCTGTCCGCGTTGGAGGAAACCATGAACACGTTCAGCCTGTCCGACGCGCCCATGAGCCTTGTAGCGGCGTTCCAGACTTTTCTCGCCCGGTTCATCGTGGCTCACGACGTTCCTACCCGGCGGCCCATGCTGGAATACGTGGACGACATCGACGATTATGTGTACGCCTGCCTGATCAATAAGAAGTGCCCGATTTGCGGCAAAAAGGCCGACCTTCACCATGTAACGGCGATAGGGGCTGGAAGGAATAGAGACACAATTATTCATGAAGGAATGGAAGTGCTGCCGCTATGCAGGGAACATCATACCGAAGCACATTCTATTGGTCGTGACAGTTTCATGAGGAAATACCATCTCGGAGAACATGGTATACAAGCAGATAAAACTGTATGTCGGATATACGGGCTAAAGTCAAAAAGGAGGGCCGGATGAATAATGCAGTAGTTGTACCAAGCATTCCCTTTCTCGGTGTAACGAAAGACGGGCGTGTAATGAATATGATTTCCGGTAAATGGCTGTCCATCTGCGATAACGGACATGGTTATAAACAAGTGTTTATCTGCGTGAGAAATAAACACTATATGCGATATGTCCACCGACTTGTAGCTGAATGTTATTTGCCGAATCCAAATAACCTTGCTGAAGTCAATCACAAAGACGGTAACAAAGCAAATAACAATGTTGATAACTTGGAATGGTGTACAAGGTCAGAAAACCTTCAACATGCTATTCGCACTGGTCTTAAGCCACCGAATAGTGAAAGACAACGCAAGGCGGCGAGCGAGGTTGGTAAACGTTCTATCCATTACGCTCGTGCGGGCTGGAAAGAATGGGCGAAAACGGATCGCGCAAGAGAACAATGGATAAAGAACCTCGAAAATGCCGATAGATGGGGAACTCGCAACGAACCATCGGAAGTGAAAGCGGCGAGGAGGTGCGAGAAAAAGAGGCTATACCGTCAAGAACACCGAGAAGAGCTTAGTCGAAAAGCCCATGAAAGGTACATAAATATGACGCCAGAACAGAAAGCGGTAAGAACTGCGAAACGGAAGGAACGAGAAGCGAGGAGGAAAGAACGTGAAAGTTTGTTGGATTAGCGCCGGGGTTTCATCGTTCATAGCTGGCTGGCTTGTGCGCGATACAGTAGACGAATACATCTACATCGACATAGCCGACCAGCACCCGGACAGCATGAGATTTATCAAGGATTGCGAAAAGGCGCTTGGCAAGCCGATACAGATTCTTCGCTCCGAGCAGTATCACAACGTAGAAGAATGTATTAGGGTTTTTGGCGGCATGAGGAACGTCAACAACTTCTTCTATCCTTGCACAAACTGGCTGAAAAAGCGCGTTCGCAAGCGCTGGGAAGAAGCCCACGCGGGCGAGGACATCACCTACGTTTGGGGCATGGACATGAACGAGCAGCACCGCGCCAACAGGCTGGTTGAGGGTATGCCCCAGTTTGAACATGAGTTTCCACTGATAGACAAGCAACTGACCAAAGCGGAAGCACACGGCATCCTTGCTACCCTCGGAATCAAGCGCCCTGTGATGTACGACATGGGCTACAGCAATAACAACTGTATCGGATGTGTGAGGGGGGGTATTGGGTACTGGAACAAAATCCGCGTGGACTTCCCGGAAGTGTTCGCACAACGGGCGCGGATGGAGCGCGACATCGGCAATACCATGTTGCATGACGCAAAAGGCCCGATATGGCTTGATGAACTCGACCCCAACCGGGGCAAGATGGCAGATGAAATTATGGACGAGTGCGATATCTTTTGCATGATGCACATTTAAGGAGGGATGACTTATTAACAAGGTAATCATCACTGGCAGACTCGCCGCCGACCCTGTAGCGCGAACCACCCAGAGCGGCGTCAGCTGCAGCACCTTCGACGTAGCGGTTCAGCGGCGTTTCAAGGGACAGGACGGCAAGCGCGAAGCGGATTTCTTGACCGTTGTGGCGTGGCGGCAGACCGCCGACTACTGCAATAAGTACCTGACCAAGGGCAGCAGGGTTGCGGTAGAGGGCAGCATCCAGAAGCGCAGCTACACGGCGCAGGACAACACCAAGCGCTACGTCACCGAGATCATCGCCGACAGCGTGGAAGGGCTTGGTAGCCCGAACAATGAGCAGGGCCACGCCGAAGCACACAGCGTCCCGCCGGAACGGAACGAGCAGCAGCGCATGGACACAAGTGGATTCACCGAGGTTGAGGACGATTCAGAACTCCCGTTCTAAGGAGGTAGACCATGGCAGATGTCAAGTGGATTAAGATCGTGACTGACATTTTCGATGACGAGAAGATCATGCTGATCGAATCGCTGCCGGAGGCTGACAGCATCATCGTCATTTGGTTCAAACTGCTATGCCTCGCTGGCAAGCAGAACAACAGCGGCGTGTTCCAGATCAATGGGCGAATCCCATACACCGATGAAATGTTTGCCACGATCTTTCGCCGGAAGATCAATACTGTGCGGCTGGCGCTTCACACATTCGAGCAGTACGGCATGATTGAGATCATCAACAACACTGTGACCATTCCGAACTGGGGTAAGCACCAGAGCATTGAGCAGATTGAAGCAAGGCGTGAATACCAGCGCAACTATCAGCGGCAATACTACGCAAAGCAAAAGGCACTTGCCGAAGGGAAAAAATCTAAACGTTTAGATAAAAATTTAGATAATGATTTAGATAAACAAAATCTAAACGGCTTAGATAAGAATAGAGAAGATAAGAAAAGAGAAGAGAGTATAGGGGAAGATGAACCGAAGCACAAGCGCTTCACGCCCCCCACCATTGACGAACTGAGGGCATATGCTGACGAAAAGCACTACACCAACTTCAATGCCGAAGCCTTTGAAGCCTACTACGCGAGTAAAGGTTGGGTGGTTGGCAAGTCGCCGATGAAGGACTGGAAAGCGGCGGTTCGCGGTTGGGTGGCACGGGACAGGCAGAACGCGCCTGAGAAGCCCGTTGAGCGCGACCCGACGATGGAGGAAGTGCTGCGGCGCAGCGGATTTTACAACG